TGATTCGGCATCTTGGGCACCTGCCAACCGTGACGCTCCAGCACATCAACCACAGGCGGCAGCAGCACACCGACGAACGGCACGCCGGTCTTCACCCTCTCGCCTCTGTAGACAAACCGCTTCGTCTTTTTCTCCGAGATTTTATCTCGGACCGCCTCTTCTTTATACTGCTTGATGTCGAATGCCTGCATGTCACTGTACGACATCCCCGTGAACATCTGGAACACGAACAAATCCCTCACCGTCTCCATCTGCGTCCCAGGCACCGGGTGCGTATCCATTATCAGTTTCATCTGCTCCTCTGTCAAATATTCGATATTCTCATCCTCACCATTCTTAAACTTCCCAATCAGACGGTCATACGGACTGGCACTAATCAGACCGAAGTCACGCGCCCTGTTCAGCAACGCCTTCAGGTGCTTGTGATAGTTATGTACAGTCCCGTCGCTCACAGTAGCCACTACTCCCAGTCCTTCTCGACTGGGCTTCCGTGCATTCACATTCTCCATGTTTCGAAGCCAGTCGTCCCACAAGTAAATATTCTCCACCGTCAAGTCCGACCATGAGCGCAACCGTCCGAACTCCTTCAACCTCGTCATCAGCAGCTCGTAATGCTTCCGAGTACCGCCACACACATTCAGCTGCCCGACCTGGTCCTCCATCCACGCCAGCATGCGGTCCTCCTTGCCGCTAACCTTTGTCCCGTCGTAAATATACTCCTTGATTGCCGCCATATCAATCGGCCTGCGATGTTCGATGAACTCATTCACTTTCTCATTCACCCGTGCAACAATAATGCGCAGCCTGTTATTCAGCGCATCCGCATCAGGCCGGTTGACAATCGCCCCAGCCCAGTGCTTTGCACGCACGCGAATACCTGTATATATATAATATGACTTACGATTATAAGTCACCCTAACCTCCAGCGCACCATCTCTGTCGCGCTCAGCAGTCTTCTTCCTGTCGAAAATAATAGCTGTCGATAGCATAATATTTTATAATTATTATCGTTATTTTAATGAATCGGTAAAACATTTCAGCCATTTGGTAAAACATTGGTAAAACATTTAGCAGTTAAATCCGTAAAAATCCGTAAAAATCCGGTAAAACATGATTTTTCAAAAACCTTTTAAAACCCCGATAAATAAAGAGGATGCCCGTATTTCACTACCGTCACCCTCTTTTATTAAAGTGATCCGGTCGGGATTCAATATGGTATAAAGGATTCCCTTTATTTATGGAGGCTTCGAGTGGTAAAACATTGGGAGTGGTAAAACATTAATGGTTATTTTTATTATTTTTGCACAGAGCATTGATGTCGAGACATGGGATGCGGTCGAGGTAGATGACCGGCTCTCGTCTGGTATTGATGGGTATGATTTTAGCACTCATCTTTAGAAATATAACAGCATGAGTAGTATGCTCCGTTATTGATACCGATATAGCAGTAGCACTTGCGTGGGAGTTGTGTGAAAGCTCGTACATTACTGGTTATATCCTTGGGAACGTAGCCGATGCGGTCACCATTGTTGGCAAGTATCTTGATGGCATTCGGGTCGTAATCGTTGGTCGGCTCCGGCTCCAGGGTGGCAGCGAATTCGCCGAGGTGGTCGTCTACATTATCGCCATAGGTGATGCCTGCAATATCGAATTCCAGGTAGTCCACGCCTTGTATGCCTTGTTCCTTTGGCCATACGCTAACGTGGTAGCCTTTGTCTTTGATGCAGAAGTACTGGAGTTCCTGGACGGGTGCATCAGAATCACCACCGTCAATTACTATCTTCATCTTAGGTGCACCAAAAGGGTCTCCGTTTTCGTTAAGGAGGTCGAAATGGCGTGGCTGATTGGCAGCTGGCGGTTGTTCAGAAGGTTTCTGTTCTGAGTAATTACCGTGTGATAAATAATAGACGTAAAACGCGATTGCGATTGCGATAACAAAAATAATAATAAAGAATATCATAGCATTTATATTTTAGTTTGTTCACGCTCTTCTGCTACACCGACCTTGAAGGGATAGCGGGTGATGTCGGAGGTGGTGGCGACAGCCAGCTGACGCTCCAGGTCAACGATGCGAGCGTCACGAGCTTTGATGATTTCCACCTTGTCGGCAATGGTTTGCTGGAGGTCAACGATGCGAGCCTTCAGGGTTTCGATGGTTTCATCCTTGGCGGCAAGTGCAGCATTGATTGCGCTGCCATTGTCAATCATGGGTGATTGATGCGTTTTTTCTTCCAGCTTGAATTGCTGACTACCACGATAGAAGAAGTCGGGATTGAGATTGAAAGCGGTGCATAGTTTGTTGATGGTATCGTCGCCGGCATTGTTCTGCCCCGTCTTGATTTTGCTGATAGCATTCTGAGAAAGTCCAGCAGCTTTCACGATGTCCTTCTGCGAATATCCCTGAGCCTTCAGTCTTCTGACCGCCTCGAGGAAATAACCATTAATTTCTTCTTTCGTTACCATAAATAACCACCTATAACCTTAATAATTCTTAAAAAATAACCACAAATAACCATCGTTTCATTTTTAGTTTGTATATTTGCACCCGAAATAACTAACTAACGAGTGACAAAGGAATAGCCGTCAGACGGGAGGCCGTCTTAGCGAAAGCGGATAACCGCCTAATTTGCGAACACTTTGCGAGGGTGTCGGATTGCAAATATACGGCTTTTTCTCACTCGTTGTTACAAACTAACTAAAAGTTTAAGAAAAATTAAAAGGTATGGTAATCGAGAAAATGACAAAAGACATCCTGTCGAAGTTCAATGTTGGCGACATGAAGACCTTCACGCTTCCGAGCTTTGAGAAGGCTCAGAGTGCCGCTACCCAGGCTTATAAGGCTAAGAACTACGAGGAGACTTATGGATGGAAATTCAGTGCAAGGATTGGCGACCCGATGGAGGGAACCAAGCAGCGTAACGTGACTATCATCAGAACGGCGTGACTATGGACAAAAAGCTGAGAGAAGAGATAGTTGCCGAGGTGCAGAAGGCTGTCGAGGTGGCTATGGTGAAGGCTGGTGAGCGTTGGATCACGGCGGATGAGTTGTGCAAGCAGTTCGGGATGTTCACCAAGGACTGGGTGGAGAAGTACGGTGATGTACTGCCACGGAAGAGAGTCAGGGTGACACACCTGAACGGCGAGACGAGAGGGACGCGGTGGGCCTATCCTCAGCACCAGATAGCGATGAACATTGCTAACGGGCTATATGACGACATGAAGCTATTGCGATAGAATCGCAATGCAATAGACCAAAGGAAGGTTGGCTGAGTGGACGAAAGCACCGAGTGCGAAAAGCGACGGCAAAAAGAGACATCGGAGGTTCAAATCCTTCACCTTCCACTAACACCACGAGGGGTGCATACCTCGGAACCACCAACGGCAGAGGGGTGTAACAATAGACTGGCAGGTCGGAGGCCGAAGGGAAACCACACGACTTGAAACAAGGGGGTACCGTAAGAGCGCAAGCGATAGGCCGGCTAACAGTACGTGTATTGAACGACCTTCACGAGATGGAGGCAACGATTTCGCTCACAGGTCGGAGGAAGACGGGAAGTGGCAGCAGCGCAGGAAGACGCGAGAGCCTGCAAGAAAGCTGGATGGGTAGGTCGAAAGCATACGGGAGGCGCAAGCCGAGGCGGAGAATGCGGGCTGGTCAAAAAGACACTAATGCGGCCATTGTGCGCGTTTGTCCCTGCGGAGATGCGCAGGGAATTGTGAAACGGGCACAGTGCGTGAAGTTGGCTCCAATGATGGTGCCACACCTGGAGACAGGTTTCCCAAGCCACGAAAAACGCAGAGGGGTGTCAACGACAAATGCTTTCAGATATTACAATATTGAACATGCGTACTTACAGCGGTAAGTAGATTTTGATTTTAGGTTTTTAGTTTTTATCAAGATTTTCAAAATTTCACCCCTGCTGTCTGGGAAGATGGCGGGGTTTTATTTTTGCGATGTAATCGCAAAGAAATAGACGGGACATATTTAACACTAATATATATATGATTATGAAAGAACTGATTGAAATCCTGACCAACGAGGACAAGAGCTTCGATGGTCTGCCCAAGTGGGTGTACATTTTTGCAATGCCAGCAGCATTGGTGCTGATGTGTATGATTGGCGGGACACTGTCATGATTTACAGCAAGGATGTCTCATACGGAGGCGTGTGGCATTGTCCGTTTTCTCCAGAATGGGTAGAGAGAATGCGGCAGGCTGCTGCTGTTTGTAAGAAGCTGGCCGAGGAACAGATTGAAAGGAGGCTTTTTAGTACCGAAGAAGAAGATACACAGAAAGAGCATTTCCTTAGCATCCAACAAGATGAGCGTGGACTGCCAGAAGGTTACATAAACAGGCTGACTATTCAAATAAGCTGCGATATTTATGATTACGATACCATCCCGGATGTAGTAATGAATAACGGATATGCCGATTGGCCATTTAAACAGAGATTCAATATTTTAACAGCATAGATATATGGAAGAAACAATAATAGGAAAAGTATGCGACGGAATTATTTATGAGTTCGTGCGCAACAGCAAGGGGACGCTGATTAAGAAGTGTTGTGCGTCTTGTAAGCACAAGCAGCCCTATGATTCAGAAGGACAACGCCGCTTGTGTTGTAACCCCCCAAAATACAGAGAAGAAGGTTGTGTACAATTACAACGTTTGCAACGACTGGAAGATAAACCCAGACATTGACAAGATAAAGACTATACAGAGCCAACCCCTGAATAACGAAAACAACAAATAACATTTATTAGATATGGAATTTCAAGGAAGAATTGCAAAGGTTCTGCCGGTTCGCTCAGGAGTGAGCCAGCGAACGGGCAACGAGTGGAAAGCGTTGCCATTTATTTTTGAGTATTTCGAGAATCCCACCGATCGCTTTGCTGATAGCGTGATGCTGGAGACATTCGACACCAAGGTCATCGAGAACCTGAAGGAGGGCATGGAGGTGAGATGCGGATTCGGACATAAGACCCGCGAGTATGAGGGCAAGACCTACAACGAGCTGCGCCTCTATAAGATAGAGAGCGTGCGCAAGGTGAAGCAGCCCGCCGGACATGCGGCGGGAATGGTGGAAGGACAGCAGCCAGCGGGACAAACACAACATCCAGAGGGAACGACGGCAGCTGGGCAGCAACAACAACCAACAGGACAACAGCAGGAAGGAGGCGACAATGATGACCTGCCGTTCTGATGAATACTTTTGCGAGTGGTGGCCTACAGAGGTCACCACTTAGCCATTGATAATGGCGACAGAATCGCCACGAAACAAACGAAACAAGGAGCTATGGAACTGATACCCATGCGCTATGGCTACCAACTGAATATAGGTGGGCATCAAGTGCTGTTGACGAAGAAAGACCTCGACGAGTTGGTAAGCATACTTACCGACGACGGAACACAGACGTGCAACGTAGGAGGCAAGCGCAGATATGCCAAGAAGGATGACTTCATGAAGATGTCCGTTGGCGACTACACTGTCCTAAAATTGACCAATCATGAGCTGGCACGTGTAAACAGTACGCTAACACGCTGTAGGAAGTTGGGTGCATCATTCACATTCAGGGTGATCGGGGGCAGAAGACACTCTACTGACGACCCTGATGATGTCAGAGAATACATAATAGCAAGAGTGAAATGACAGAAGAGACGAGACAGCAGCTTGAATATATCATTGACAAGCTTCGCCTGGAATTGCACACGGGACTAAGCCGCGAAGAGTTGGTTAATCTGATCAACAAGGCTGCAACGTTGATGGACTTGTCTGTATGCCTGTCCGACGTTGTTAATTCGTTAATGATAGACGTGACGGATATTTCCGCCAAGGTGAATGTGTCGTTGATGGACGACCGCTCTCGAAGTTACATTAAGGAACTGAAGAAGTTGGCCAATGCTACGCGGAAATGGGCGAACAACATTACCCACGATGCTCGTCAGTCTGACAGAGACGGTGACCTTGCAACAGAGAGTGACTGGTGGTACAATCTGATTCTGATGGTTGAGGACCGCACGGGCAACGACGAGCTGAAGACAAAGCAAGTCATAAGATGGCTATCTACTATGCCAAGTCAGTTGCACCTTTTCGATGATATTCACACAAAAGACTTTGAGAGATTGCTATGAAACCATTTCCAGGAAGCGTTGAAACAGCGAATGATAAAACACGCCGCAAGGTGCTGAACGACGAGCAACTGGATTGGTTGCGCCGTTGGTTCCCGGTGACAGAGAACTGCCGACTGGCCAAGGTGATGCACATCAGTGAACAGAAGTTGCGCGACTTTGCCGTCGAAAACGGACTGAAGAAAACTGCCGCAGGGCTGAGGGCTATCAAGAGACGACAGACGAATGCGATGGTTAAGACCAATAATCGGAACGGCTGCTACGATCGCAAGCGAGGACACCCAGTCAGCGAGGCGACACGTGCTGGAAACATTAAGCGGTGGGAAGAATACCGCGCAGGACTTCGAGAATCGACGTATGAGACACTTCTGAGGCGTGACCCGAAGAAATACAAAGCCGTCAGCGAAATGCGCTCTCAGAATCGTCGTAAATTGATTGAGAAAGAGAAACAGCGCATTATCTACGGACTGGAGCGTAAGACCAAAATCAAGGTGGTAGTGATGAAACCATATACGCGGAGCCAGGCATATCATCGATACAGCGCACTGAAGCGCGGCTATCTGCTCGATGAAGATTGTAGTGAAGGTCAGCCCGGTCGCTACGTCATCTATTACGACGACGAGACTGAGCGCAGCGATAAATTCGAGCAAAATTGCATCAAAGATGGATTCACCTTCATGCGCGATGAATAAAACAAAGGAACTATGAACGAAGAAAACAACAATAACACCCTCGACCTGCGGACACCTGACCAGATACGATGGGACACGCTACGTCCATATCTGTTGGACCCGCGCGAGAACTACCCGGAGCCATACTACATGCTGGAGTTCAACGGTGTGCCATTCTCTACGGTTGGCGGTCTCGGTGCTATCAGCGGACAGAAGAAGAACGGCAAGTCGTTCGTTCTGACGCAGCTGATGGCGGCGATACTTGGCAGTGGACGGGAGCGCACGGGGCTGTTCCTTCCAGGGCTGTCGGTACCTGAGCGAACCATTGAGTATCTCGGACATCAGCCGAAGGTGCTCTACTGCGACACGGAGATGGAGAAGCTGAACTCGGCAAAGGTACTGCGGCGCGTCCACTGGTTGTGTGACGAGCCGATGGATGCACCGTTTCCCGACGACCGCTTCGCTGTTCTGTGGTTGAAGAATATGCCCAAGGACGACAACGTGAAGGCTTTCCGCAAGCGTTATGACCTCATCCGCATGGCTATCGACGCTATCCAGCCCGATGTGGTATTCATCGACGGCATCCGCGACCTGCTATCCAGTATCAACGACGAGGAGAGCGGCACCCAGATACTTGACGACTTGGCGAGTATGGCTGAAGAGCGGCGCATGTGCATCTGGAACGCCTTGCACCAGAACCCACGCATCAACAGCGACGGTGAAGACTCGAAGATGCGTGGATGGATTGGTACGGAGCTGGGCAACAAGGTGAGCGACACGCTCATCTCTATCAAGACGAAGACCGCCAACGGCGTCAGCTTCACGGTGAAGCAACAGGACGCTCGTGGTAAGGACATCGACGACTGGAAGTTTGAAGTAACCGATGATGCCGGCAACCTCGGTGTGCCACGCATTACAAGCAATGGTGCCAACCTGCCGAGCAAGTCGAAGGAGCAGCCACAGAACGACGATCCACAACTGATACGTGAGTGGATAGAGCAAGCCAAAGATCACTACGAATGGCCAATGAGCCGCGCACAAATCAAGAAGACGGTGTTCGGTGAGATTGGCGGACAGAAGAACGATGGCAAGCAGCAGGCCGACCTTCAGGTGGCCATTAACATGCACTACCTGGAAGAGTCGACCATCAAGAGCGGCGGCTACTACATGTTACAACCTCCTGATGATTTACCCTTCTAAGGTTCAACCAAGTTGAGTTAAACCAACCGCCCTTTACCCCTAAAGGGGTAAGTGGGTTGCACCAATGGTTCAACTCGTGCGGGTGCCGCATGCACCATGCCCCCTGCCGCTGGAGGAGGGCGGCGGGGCAAGGGGCAAGCGTCCCCCACCCGCGCGACGCGCACGCGTTCAGCATACAGATATTGCATTTCATTTCATCCTCATGGCGAAAATCGACAAATTCATCATCGAGCGCATCCTTGACGCTGCCAGGATTGAGGAGGTCGTTGGCGACTTCCCTGACGTTGACCTGAAGAAGAAGGGTGTGCGCTACCTTGGGCTGTGCCCTTTCCATGACGACCGTCACAAAGGCTCGTTCGTGGTCTACCCAAAGGGCAACTGCTACAAGTGCTTCAGTTGCGGAGCCAAGGGCGGTGTTGTCGACTTCCTCATGGCTCACGAAAAGCTAAGCTACCCCGATGCCATCCGATGGCTCGGCAAGAAATACTCAATCGAAACAGATATGCAAGACTTCAACTACACCCCACCGCCACCACGACCGGCACCGCCACCCTTGCAACCGCTACGGCTGCCTATGGGGATGGTAGAGCGGACAGAGAAGACCGACGGCGACCTGCTGGTCCACTGGATCAAGACGGGCATCAACTGGGACTACATACAGCGCAAGCGCATCGACGAGGTACTGAAGGACTACCATGTGGGGCACGGCAAGAACGGTCACACGATATTCTGGCAACTCGACGACCTTGGCGAGGTGAGGACGGGAAAGATGATGAAGTACCGCACCGACGGACACCGTGATAAGACGGCCCCGTGGAACTTTGACTGGATTCACTCGGCACTCTTCCGCGACCAACGGCTGACTCAATGGAACGAGGACAAGCAGGAGGCACAGCTGACGTTCTTCGGTATGCACCTGTTGAACCGCTACCCACACGCCACCGTCAACATCGTGGAGAGCGAGAAGACCGCTGTGCTGATGGCCATAGCCTACGGCAACCACGCCACACAGATATGGATGGCGTGCGGCGGTTTGGAGATGCTGTCTGCCGAACGACTGAAGCCCATCACCAGCCAAGGCCGTCAGATTGTGCTGTTCCCCGACCGCGACGGCGTGAGTAAGTGGAGAGCCAAGGCCGCACAGCTACCCTACAAGAGCATCATGCTAAACGAGCAGCCCGTCACCGAGTGGTGGAAGCCACAGGACGGCGACAAGGCAGACGTGGCCGACGTGGTAGTACGCATACTGAACGAGCGCAAACCCATGACCAACATCGATGAGGTGAAGACCACGATGCCACAGGCCGCACCACTAATAGACAAACTTAACCTAACAATTACACAACAATGAGCAATCAGAAACAAGTGAAGGACGGCGGCAACGCCACGCTGTCAGTCAAGGTGACGCAGGAGACCTACGACCTGCTGAACATCCTTGCCGAGGGCATGGAACACGGCACCAACGCCAACGACCTGCTGAAGATGTTCGTGCATGCCTTCATCGAGAGTGCCAAGCACTGCGGACCTGTCAGTCCCGACATGCAACTGCTGCTCGACATGCTGAAGGTAGAGGATGGTTGGCACAAGGCTTTCAATTTTGCTGATGTCAACAGCCAGAAGCGCATTGCTCAGGTAGTGCTCATACTGGAGGAGTCAGGACGCAAGGGCTTCGGCATGGTGAAGATTGACCGCCCATATCTACCAGACAAGAAGCCTTACATGACCTACTGTGTCGACGACATCTTAGAGCGCGTGACCGAGGTCAGTATGAAGGGACTCTACCAGCGGTTGCGCGACATCGGCAACGAGATAGGAACCAAGTCGATGCGAGAGACACTGATGAAGCTCATCGAAGACTACAAGAAGCACAGCACATGGTTGCAATTCGAAGAGGAAGGACCACAACTCGGCAACTACGCCGACTTCGGACGAGCCATCGAGTACGGCAACCGTGCCAAACGGAAGAAACACCTCACTCCCGACAGCATCCAGCAGCGCATCGTCTTCGGTGAAGATGACCGAGAGATTGCCGACATGGAGGTCAAGGACTGGGATGGCGAACACCGACAGACTGAAGAACCACCAACCAACATGAGCGACCATGATTGAAGAAAGTCAATACCGACTGCCCAAGGAGGAACAGACCAAACCAAAACACAAGGCCGCCCCGGTAACGCTCGCCTATCTGGAGAGCCTTCCGTGGCGACCTATCGGAGTAGAATGGTAAGCGTATGAGTTGGAAGAGATTCAGACCAGAGCATGACAAGATGTTCAACGACAGGCGGTGGCCGGCGATCAAGGCTTATGTGTGGCAGCGCGACGGCGGACTGTGCCGGGTATGCAAGCGCGAGGGCATAGAGAACGGAGTCGATGGTGGTTACATCAAGTCGGGCTTTGCCTGCCACCATGTCATCCCCTTCGAGTCTGCCAAGTCAAAGGCTGAGATGGAGCGGCTGTTCTTCGACGTGAACAACATCATACTGGTGTGCAAGGATTGTCATGCGAAGATCCACCGCGAGATGGGAAGTCATAAGAAGGAGTCCGTCTCGGAGCGTAAGGCGCAACGGCGGTCGAGGTTCATGGAAAGGAACGACCCGAACTATGAACCGCCGACCGAATGAACCTGGGATATCCGTTTTTTTAACAAAGGCCTTCGATTCGGAAAT